ATTGTATTGCATAATCAAGTGTGGATACAATGAGTTCAAGTCAAACGACACAACCCATTCGTACATACCAGGCTTAGGCTCTTTCACATAAGCGCCAGCATACTGTTCGTCTTTGCGTGATACTGCATTCTGAGGAACAACAATGTTCTTATCCATCAAGTGGTTGTGAATCAATGTATCCCACATACGCACTTGAGTAAACACATCAGTGAAATTCACTTTGGCGTCATATGCAAGTGCCATCGCCATCTCAATCAACTTCATCTTGTCTTCGAGTCTATCAACAAGCGCAACGTCATGGATGTTGTACTCAATAAACTTTTGATAGTCGAGTCGATACAATTGGTGCAAGTTTTCAAATTCGCTGTAGTCGATTTTCTTTTCACCAAGTTCAATTGTTGCAATTGTATCGAGGCGATAATTCTCTTGCTGTGAGTAAGTAAACTTCTTATACAGTTCAATGTAATCGAGAATACAGATACCAACAAGTTCGAATGCAGTTTGTTGTTTGTTGTGAATCGTAGTTGTACGTTCACTAATCTTGCGCCATGGAGACAAACGCTTTGCAGTTTGGTCGCCCATCAAACGATTGATACGATTGTGTAGATATGGAATATCAAAGAATTGAATGTTCCAACCAGTCACAATGTCTGGTGATGTTTCTTCCCACATTTCGAGGAAGCGCATGATAAGTTGATTCTCGTCATTACACTTTGTATATGTCACATCGTCACGTGTGTTAACGAAATCACCACAACCAAACACATAGAAGTGTCCGTGTAATTTAAATGTGATTGCGGTGATAGGCTCACTTGCTGAAGCAGGTTCAGGGAAGCCATTCTCTGAACCCACCTCAATATCGATGTTTGCAATTCTGATTAGCGCAGGGTCATAGTCTACTTTACCTTGATACGCTTCGTTGATATAAACGTATGGGAAGTTTGTAGAGCCATAGATTTTAAAGTTACCTACATCTTCATATTGTTTAATGAAGTCTGTAGCATCACGCAACGTGCCTTGTTGAACAGGCGCAACGTATTGACCATCTAGCGTGGTGAATTCTGTCGGTGTGCGAGAAGGCATATACAATGTTGGATTGTAATCAATCTTCTCAGAAAACTTTTTGCCATTACGATAACCACGCACGGCAATGTTGTTACCAATGCGTGTGAAGTGAGTATAAAATTTCATTAAGTGATAATGCCTTGTTGTTTTGGTAGGACAATTCCTGAGCCATAAACTTCATTATACTTGTTTTGAATCTCATTTGCAACTGTTACATCGTAAATAACATGGTCACGATTCAATTCTACCACCTTTTGCTCAGAGAACAAAAGCATTGGTTGCATTTGCAAATTTGCTTTGCCATTCGGTCCCATTGCGATACCAAGAAGGCATGGATTTTCAACACGAAATGCCACTCCGTTTTTCTCTACAAGATTACCAACGATTTCTTCACCAGTAATTAATTTTAAAACTCTAAGTTCACTCATAATAACCTCATCAATTAAAAAGGGGCACGAATGCGCCCCTAGTGTTTATTTTTTAAAACGTTCGGGAAAGTTTAAACGTTCCCACTCTTCATCGGATACAGGCCACCAATTAGTCATGGATGCACCTCCCATCCGTCTCTCTTCCATTTTAGAAGCATTAACAATGATGCAATCATAGTATGCCTCTTTGTACTAATTCTTTCTGTCTGCGTTCCAAATCACGATGGTCTACAGATTTTGAAAGATAGTATTCAGCAAAACCCTTTGCCTTATAAGTCTTTGCGTCCTGAATACCTTCAAGCAGAGATACGAAAAAGTCTTTTATCTTTTTCATAAATCTTCCTCAGTCAAATATTGCTTAGTTGACTTCTTTGCTTTTGGCTCAGTAGAGTCTTTGACTTCAATTTTCTTTGGCTTCTTATGCTCAGGAATAATTTTTTCCAAAGCAATTTTCAACATACCATTTACAAGTGCGGCATCTTGAATTTCGATTTTGTCATCGATAGCAAAAGAACGTGTGAAGGCACGATTAGCGATTCCTTTAAACAAGAAGTTGTCTTCGGCATCATGTGTGTTGCCTGTGACTGTCAACTTGTTATCGTCCAATGTAACTTCAATGTCTTGCTTTGCAAAACCTGCAACTGCGAGTTCAATCACATAAGTGTTGTCACCAGTTTTCTTGATGTTGTATGGAGGATAGTTAGGAATGTTTTTGGTCAAGTCATCGTGAATCTTTGCGATACGATTGAAACCGTCATCAAATCCAATGAAGAATTTATCAAAGTCTTTGAATTGGTCACCAAAAAATGTAGGAACGAAAGGTTGTTTGCTCATAATAGTCTCCTTATTAAGCGAGTTAATTTAAAATTTGTTGCCCATTAGGCGCAACATCCTGCTTACTTTATACAGGGTCAACTAACGTGTGACAGTTCAATTGCACGGACGCCTGAGAAAGTGAGGACACTAACTCTACTGGTAACGTCAAACAGCCCTAAGGTGGGTTCTATTCTGTGAAGGTTTTTTACAAGGTTACCTCCAACCTTGTTCCCATCCCGAGTGGGTCGGAATTATTTAGTCAAATTTAAATTTGACCTTCTTTGCGGCGTGATACTGCGTAAGTTGTATTACCCTCAGTATTTGTCGCTGTGCGAACCTTGTAGCCTTCTTGGCGCAAATCACTCATACGGGCACGGAGGTTTTTAACACCGAACAATGCACGTGCTTGTGGTGCTGAGAGACAGCGACCAGTGCCACGCAAGTAAGAAACCAAGAGTTCGTTTTGTGTTTTACCAGATTTAACAAATGCCATAATTTACCTCATTTTAAAAGTATATAATAAAAATGCTAGATTCGTCTAGCGCATTACGCCACCTAAGGCGTCCCTTCGATTGAAGAATGGAATCTCAATGATGTATTCTTCAATGTCAGTCTTTTCGAGTGCATAAACTTTAGCGTCAGTCTTACCTTGCGTTAAGAGTTTATGCATTCTGTGTCTTCCGTCAACTAATGTATATGGTCTATTTAACGGGTTGGGCAATCGATGCACTACAATCAAAGGATAACTAGTGCTTGCCATTTTGTATCGATTTGAATTTGTATCAACATCCAAATCTCTACATGCAACATTCCATAATGACAACGTAATTGGTTGTATATTTCTGCGATTGATATCTTCAATTAAAGATTGAACGTCAATCGCTTTATCACCAATTCGTCTTGTTGTCCATTCGCCCGTCAAATAATACATTCTTACTTCTTAGCAGATTCCTTTGCGGCTTCTGCTTTTGCATCTTTTTCTTTTTGCTTGTCTTTAGGAGTCTTTGCCTTTGGACGCTCTGCTTTTGCATCTGGTGCTGGTGCGGCAGGCGCTGGTGCGACTTTAGGCTCAGGTTGCTTCGCTGGCTGTGCAAATGCTGATGCCATTGCGACTGAAACTGCTGATGCTACAACTAATGCTTTTACTGTTTTCATAGTGTTCCTTTGGTATAGAGATGATATTATACATCGTTTGATGCAGAATGTCAAGCCTTCAATGTTGCTCTCAACATCCATGCATGTTTAAGAAATGCGTCTTGGCGCTCTGCCATTAAATTACTGTAACCATGCATACCAACTTGCTCTGCCAAGTTATATGCTTCGGCAATGCTTCGTTGCATTACGTCAATGTCATTCAACAAACGCTGAATCATATCACGTGCGGCTGGAACAGCATTCTCTTCTGGCAACTGTGACAATTGCATAAAGCGAGAAAATGTTCCTGGTGCATATGCATTAGCGGCACGAACTTCTTCGGCAAGTGTGTCAATCACACCATAGACTTCTTCATAGATACCAGCGAACAAGTCGTGGTACTGTTTGAAGTCTGGACCTTCTACGTTCCAGTGAAAGTTTTGTGCTTTAAGATAGAAAGCAAAATGGTTTGCTTGTACTACCTTCATCTGTTGAATGAGTTCTTCCATTAGACTGTTTCCTTTTTCTTGCCAATATTATATTTAGCAGTCAAAGCCCACTCATCTTTTTCTTTATAAGAAATGATTTTGATTTGTGACAATGGTGCAACTGGCAACAATGCTTGTTCTTTGTTTACAACATCAATCAGTCCCCACTCTGCCAACAGATTAGCAATTGTGTTTCTACGTGCTAAATCATTGTCTTCAAAATCTGTTGACTTGCCATCAAGTGCAAACAATTCTTTAAAGTGTACAATGTAATATTTACCACGCTTGTGTAGAATGTGACAAGACTGATATAGCGTTTTATCTTTACGTGATGCTACTCCGATACGTGTTAGCGTTTCTTTAACTTTAAGGAAGTCATCTTCTTTCTTCAATCTAACTTCTAACAGTTCTTCAATTTCAATTGACATTATTTCTTCTCCTTAGGCTTCAATCCACCTTTTTGTAATTTTTCTCTCATTAGATTGAGTTGTTCGGAGGTTATCAAGTGCCGTACCTGTCTAGCCTTCTGTGTGCTATATTGGTAATATTC